AGTGCTATATAACTACTCGTGGTCTGTGCTACACCTTGCACAAATGTTGTTGTTCTATAATCTACCCAGAAAATCTCTGTTGAGTAATCGCCATCAAATACATTGGTAAAGTAATCTCTTACAAGTTCCGCTATTTCAAAAGTACATACGTTATCAACTGCAAAAGAATTTAAAAGGTAGATGCGTGTACCTCTTACTGTCTGTGTGCCTTGATAGATATACAACTCAAGCTGTGTGCTTGTTAGGTTTGTTACTGTGCCAGTAGTTATGTAGTACGGACTTCTTACGTTTATTTTACTCATCTCTTGTTAATGTTTACTTGTATTTGTTTCTCTAAGCCTATTGAGTAAGCCTCTACTAACTCGTCTGGTAATCTCTTGAAAGCTGCCTCGAATGGTTTGGTAAAAAACAAACTTGGTCTTATACCTCTCTTTTTAATCGACTTTGCTATTGCAAACTTTATACCCTCACGCTTTGCAAACTTACCGCCAGACCCTCTCGGTGCTATTCCCTTTCTAACTACCCAACTGTCTAAAGACTTAGTAGGCGGCATCTTGTTAGTGTACTTATAGGGTGTGTTGTATTTCTTTTCTGTTCCGCTTACCCCTTTGTCTTGGAACTTGCCATAGTCAGCCATATTAAAGGCTAAAGACGTTGTTTGTGCGCTCTGTGATACTTGGTAACCCAAAGAGTTATAAAGTTCCTTAGATGCGTTCTTTTTACCTTTAGATAAGTTGCTTCGTGATTGCTGTATAACGTACTTAGCAAACTTGTTTAGCTCATCCCTTAAATATTCATCTGCTAACATATAGTAATATCGTTATGTATTATTATGTCCATTGTTGCAGCATACCCAGCAAGTCTGTTATCAAACCTTTCGTAAAATGGCTCAAGTGATGGATCGCCCTCAAGCTGGAATTTGTCGCTGTATAAATCGCCTCGTCTAAGCACCATTACCAATTTATTAAGAACTGCTAACTGTGTGTTAAGTACATCTTGTTCGTTATTGTTACCTCTAAAGATGTCAGTAGTAACTTCCTTGCTTTCATCAACAATATCCATAGCCATAACAGTTATATTAAAAGATATTACTTGCTCTTGTAGTGTTACTGAATTAACGATAATGTGTGCCAAAGGAAAGATGCTTTGCTTGGATAAGTCAATGTCGAAGATATCGCCAGTTGTAACTGTGTTTACATTCACATCCGCTAAAAGCTGTGTTTCTATTGTTTCTGTTATTTGGTAAAAACCTCTTATTCCTTGTTGGCTCATTTTATTTGAATTTGTTTTTAATCTGTGCTGCTTCTATTTGGTTCTTCTCTTTTGTGTATTCTAAATATGTTAAGCACTGGTGTACGTTTAGTTCAGTGATATTTTTAAATCTTGTAATATCGCCTTGAGCGATTCCATAGAGTGCATTGAACCATCCCCATTTGGTTGTGAAATTAGATGCTGTGCTAAAGCCTTCTCGTTCTTCGTGTCCAAAGAGTTCAGCATAACCATCGACAAGTCCTTGCCTAAACTGTAAAAAAAAACAATAGCACCTAATACTACATCTAAGGGAAAGTCCTTAGCGTTCTCGCTTGTGTCTGCATCATAATCTTTTATGGTGTACCTTGTGCCTCGCTTGTGTTCTATTGGTCTGAATAGTACGTTTACCGCTCTATGTAAATTGTCGTTATCGCCTATGAAAGTGTCTAAGTCCATATACTCGCCAAAGGTCATATCGTCAAGCTCTGGGATGAAGCCATAATCTACACCGCCTAAACTAAACTTATTTATTAGCTGGTGGTTAGTGTTAAACATAGTATTAATAATCTCGCATACCTCAGCTATGTCTGTGGCTTTCATATTGCGTACTACTATCTCTGGCACTTTGCAGAATATCTCTACAATCTTAAGTTGTATCGCTGTATCGTGTGTGTCCTCAAGCGTTCCGTCTAACTTAGCAAACTCTTGGTATTGTCCTAAGGTTATCTCGTTAAGGCTTGTTGGTATTCTTAGATTTACTTTCATATTACTTTACTTATTAATATATAAACAAAATTAATAATTTTTAGGCATAAAAAAACCCCTACACGTCTGTAAGGGTTAGTTTATAGAATATTAAATAAAAGTTAGGTGCTGCCTTAGATATAAGTAACTCTTAATGTACTACGAGTGTTGATAGGCACTCACTTTATCTCCTCGCTATCAAACGAGTTATTTTGTTACAGACTTTAAGAGGATGGTTTCCCTATGCCTCTCCTTTGCTAATGTTTACTGTCTTGTCGTTTATGTATAACGCTCTAATGTTGTTAAGCTAACACTCCCATTGGAGTACTGGGCATCTATCCCCCAGACCTTTATACACTCGCTTCTCAAATAATCAGATACTCTTTCAATCTGTTTCACACCATTTGTTATTTAACTCCCCTACTGTTTCAAGGGAAAGCAAGTTTCCTTTTGTTTAATATTCAATATGTTAAAATACCTATCTTTAACCTCTTACTAATGGTTGGTTATTTCATATACTCCAACAATGCATATTTATACTATTAAAGAAACACATCTCCTACTGCTTACAGTAGATACTTAATGCTTATCGATATTTTAAAGAACGTTGTACTATTTCTTGTACCCTTTCAAATATACAACATAATAAACGTTATAAACAAATTATAAACAAACTTTAACATTTCTTTAACATTTAGTGTACTATATACTTGCCTCTATTTGGGTTTTGCAACTGATAGCCAACAGCGTATCTAATAGCATCAATAAGGTGGCAATAAGCATCTACTGGTGTATTTGATTTGCGCTCAAGCCATCGGTAGTTGTTTAACTCTTTGATGAGGTTTGTACTGTCTGGACTTACAACTAAGTCATAGTCTTGTAGTAGGCTTATTCCGTATGTTACACTTCCTTGACCTTTTATGCTTGGCTTTACGTTACACCCTTTGGCTCTTATTTCGTGTATTAAGCGTGGCTCTGCGCTATCCCCTACAATCAAGCCACTATTAGCGTGTTTAAGGTTTAGTTCTGCTATTTGTGATGTGGTTAGTCTTTGCAAGTAAAAGCATTCCTTTAAATAGATTGTCTTAGTGCTGGTGTTTATGTTTACCTCAACTAAGGTACTTGGGTCTGCTGCAAAGCCATAATCTTGACCCCATACGCTTACGCTTGTTCTTCTAAACTCTCCGATACTCCAGTTGCTAAATATAACACCCTCAGCTTTAGACATCCAAGCACCAAGCATTTGTTGTTTGTACTTTTCTGGTCTGCGCTTACGCATCTGGTCTATTTGGTCTATGTAGCTTTTAGATAGATTGTCTATGTTGTCTATGTAAGTGGTGTGTATGTAGGTAGTGTTTTCTTTCTGTGTGTTGCTTCCCTCTTGTACCCCTCGTTCCTCAAAGAAACGTCTGTATATAAAGTGTTCTTTGGTTGTAGGGTTTAATATAAGTATTACTCTATTAGCTTTGCCTTGTTGCCTTACACTTAGGTCTATGGTATCAAACTTCTGCTCGTCTGTTAGTTCCTCAGCTTCATCTACTACCCAAGTTGTTATACCTTGAAGAGATTTAAGGTTTGCTGTCTGGTCGCCACTTGATGTCTTGATACCTCTAAAGATAATCTTGCTACCAGTCTTTTTGTTTATGATCTCGTCTTTAGTTATGTGGAAGTGTTCTATTGAGCCAAACTGTTCTAACTTGTCTAAGAACTCTGGTATAATTGATATGTATGCTGAGGTTAGTGTGTATCGTGTAAATAATATGACGTGTCCAGCTTCATAGGTAAGCATAACTAAAAGGGCGTTTACTGAAAATGACTTCCCAGACCCACGCCCACCACTAACAATAAAGTACCTACTATCATTTTCGATAATAGGCATATATTTTTTCTTTACCTCAATCAACGAACTTAATTAAATCTCTAAAATTGATGTTTAAGCCCTCAGAACTATTGATGTCCATACTTTCTTTAGGCTTTCCGTAACGATAGCTTAAATAGGTCTGTAAGGCTCTCATATCGCCTTTGGCTACTAACTTGCCCAATGTTTCTATTGCTTCGTCTTTGTCTATTATATTGTCTAAGCGCTCTATAAGCTTTTGCTCTTGTGCCTTTGGCTTTCTACCAGCACCTTGTCTTGCGCCTCCGTGTTTTTCACTCATATCTTTTATCTTGATAAATCTTGAATATTCAAGTTACTAATATATAAACAGAATTAATTTTTTTTACAAACAATAGTTATTTATTATATTTAAGGCTTGTATTATTTCTTTATTTGTAAGCCTAAACCATTCGCTTGTTTTTCTTTTCTTGTTATACTTGTTATGTAAACTTGTTTCAATTAAAAAGGCTTGTTTGTGTTCTCTTAACAAAAGTATCTCTAAACTTGGATTGTGTATTAAGTAATGATTGTATCTTTTTTCAAAATTAGTTGTATAACCTATTTTAGTTAAGCCTCCAGATTTAACAACGTAAACAAACTCTTTTATATTTTTTTTGTTTTTTTTAATTTGTTTCTCTGCTTTATTTTTTATAGTGTCGTTGCTTAATAGCTTTATAATAAATTCCTCACAATATCCTTTTATCTCATTAGATATTGAAAGATTTAAGCTACCCTTTTTTCTTCCCGCCCCCTTTCTTGCACCGCCATTGTTTATTCTTCCATCCATTAGCCTAAAAGTATTTCTTCTATCTGTTCTATCTGCTTATCAGTAGCATCTGGTATGCGTTCTAATACAAATAACTTATTATCTCCTAATAGTGTTTTATACATTTCTTCTAAGTCTATATTGTAGAAACAGTTTTGTTTATAGTTTCTTAGCGAGTGTAAGATAGTTGCGTGGTGTGTTTCATATCCGCAGCGTTGGTAATCCCTTACTATATCCATAAGGCGCATTTGTTTTACTTTGCTCATATAATGGTTTGCTACGCATCGCATCTCTACTACATCCCTACGTCTTGTTTGTTCAAAGATGTCTATTTTTTTAAGTGTAAGGATTGTATCTCTAATTGTTTCTAATTTCATATTGTTTTTTCTTTCTTGTATATAATGTAGCCGTTTTCTTTTAGGAGTTCTATTGCTTCCTTTATTTTCTCTTGTTCCATTCTGTAAGTGCAGAATATTTCGTTATGTATTACCATTGTTCTTTGTTTAAATTATAATCACTAAGGGGTGCTTCCCCATTTTCTTCTAATTCTTTTTGTAAGTTGGCTAAGGCTCTCCAAGCTACCTTTGCTGAGTGTCTTATTAAGTCTGTGTCTATCTCTCCAGCTTCCATTAAGTGCCTTGTTAAAGCA